AGTCTGTAGTCCTTTGTTCTTGAGTTGGTATGTCAAGCCAAAGACAGCATCCTCTGCTGATCTCCATGCAATCACTGGCTGTATGAAGGCAACAAGTGCCTCCTCATCATTTGTCAACGTCTGACCGTTGTATGCAGCCAGTAGATAGTTGTAGTATGTTGTTCCTAAGATAGGCATTACTCTAAGTTGAGCCTGTGTAGCTATGTATGGTGTAACATCTGTTACATCCACATTAGCTGTGATAGGTGTGTTGGTCTTGAGGTAGGTCTCTGTTATAAAGTATATCATGGTGCAGGTGTTTCTGTTGGTATTATATCACCGCCTTCTATAGGAGGTAGGGATGCAAGTGATCTGACCTCATTTGGAGTCATTGCATTCAATACTTTGGTAGCTACTAATGGACTCAATGAGTTGATGGCATCAGCTGTCTTAGATGCATCTCCTTCTATCTCAACAATAGTCTCATTTATTATCTGGAAGTTGTTAATCATGTACACACCTGGTATCTTAGCCAGTGCCAATAGCTCGTTCACTATCTCCTCTACCTGGTCTCTCAATGGCATCACTACATTCTTCTCAAATACAACGTATGCCTGCTTGATATCAGCTCCACCACCAAGTGCTCCTGTGGTTCTTACTCCCATCAAGATAGGGTCAATGGTATGTGAGAAACATATCTGCTCAGTATTGAGTGCAGAGGCCTCATGGAAGAGCTTATCATTGCTGTTGGTAGGCAATGCCTCTATCTTTGGTAGTGCATCTTGACTGTTAGCAAAGAATGCCACAGCCTTGCCGGCATTAGCTGCACCTTTCAACCTATCAATGGTTTGCTTGATCATGTGTTTCTCCTCTTCTGACTGTGGTCTCTTAGGGAACATCATAGCAAAGGAAGGGAACACTGAGTTTTGTATGTTACTCTTAGCGAAGTAGCTAAGCTCACCAGATAGGAAGGCAAAGTTCAAAGCAGATGTATACTGAGGTAGTGAATACCACTCCTGACCTAAGGTCATTATTTCATAAACATATAACTGCTCAAGGTCAGTGTTGGCAGGATGTGCTTTCTTAATAGATACTATATCAATACGAGCTGACCAGTCGTCACACATGAAGTATGTTATCTTATCTCTGGCCACTCTCACCTTCTCAGGTGATACATTCTCTATCTTATACAGCTCACCTTTCTTATTATAGCATAACTTAAAGTAAACTCTGTGGTGTACTATCAACTGCTGAGCTATAGCCTTGCTGGTCTTGTTGAGCTTCATCTTTTTTTCAAAGGTATACAGCTTTAGCTTATCCTCATTGGACATCTTAGCAGTCTCAAGAGTATACCCACCTCCAACTATTGCATTAGTCTTGAAGTCCACTATTGCACCATGTAAAGGTGATGTGTAGTATAGCTGATTAAGTAGCTCAGGGAACATATTATCCTGGCCAAATGGTATATATCCAGCTATCTGATACCTACCATTGACATAAGGCAGTGATAAGTTGGCATTACCTACGTTACCAAATGGAGTGCTAAAAGATTGATATCCTTCTACTACTTCTGTTGCTTTAGGCTTACTGCCTACGAATCTACTATACCATGCCATTAGTCATATATTGAGTTAAGTGTTACACCTGCCACTACCATCCTACCCTCTTCTATCATGGTCAAGCCAGTAGGGTCTAAGGTAGGCACTGAGCTCTGATACACCTTGTATCTATACTGACCCTTTACAAAGTCAATATCTGTGGGCTCATCAAGTGTGAATAGGTTGAATCTTGAAGGATATACAGAAGTATCTGTGCCTTCCCAGTATATAGGGTCGGGTGCAGTGTTGAACTCATCCTCAAACTCAAATAAATAGTAAGCGTCTGGGATGGTTGTAACCTCTGTTAAGGTCAGAACAAACAAGTTGACTGTGTCTTTCTCAAGATATATCATACCTATATTGTACTACTAAAAAATAATTGTTAAAAAAAAGCCTCACTAAGTAGTGAGGCTGTTTATAGATATGATAGGGTTATAGTAAACTAGTCAACACAGCAGAAGTCATTGCATAAGCTAACTGGTCATTCTCCGCAAGCAGTGTAACACTGTACTTAGAACCATCTGCACGAGCTGTTCCAGAACCTTCACCAGATGCAGTTAACTGCAAGTAAGGGAAGAACCAAAGGATGCCGTTCTGATCTTCAACTATTGCAGATAAGTACTGCTGCCCAGAACCAAGTACCTTGATAGCGTTTGACTTTCCTGCCTCTCTTCTGTGGAACATTAAAGAGATAGTTTGAGTCACAAAACTTGAGCCATTGATTAAGTCAATATTGCTCTCCTCTGTGTATCCAGATGTATTACGTCTGAACTCAAACTCAGTGAATGGATCAGCAGCAACTACTAAGTCAAGTGTACCGATAGTCCATTGTTGAGCAGGTGTTCCTGTTCCTACAGGATCAACTAACACCAATGTGTCCATGTCTACATTATCCTGTAGATTGATATAAATTCTTTTGATGCCACCGCTATTGTTATCACAGCTTTTTTCAATGGCTATTAGTGCTTCACAGCTCATAGGTATATTTTTTTAAAGGTTAAAAATAGGGAGGCACTTACTACCTCCCTTTATATTTAGATGTAGAATGCGTTATACAAAACAATCTCAGTAGGGTTGGTGTAATGGAAACCTACCTTCATGTTGGCACGAGTTCTCAATACAGGCTCAGCAACTGTGTCAGTTAAGTTGATAGCTTTCAATGCTTTAGAGTCTCCTTCAGCATCAAAACTGTATATAAGATTGTTTTTCAATGTCAACACCATAGTGTTATCTGGCATACCTTCACAAGTCACTACATTGATACCTAAGAAAGTTAATCCTAATGGTAAAGTAACGAATGTCTGAGTGTTACCAGATGCTGCTTTCAACTCATATGCGTTAGCTACGTTTGTTGAAACATAAAATCTTAAGTCAGCTTTACGTCTTACTATAGATGCAGGAGCAGCGTTAAGCATAGCCTCTAATTGAGTCAATACATTAGATGTAGTGATAGCTCCATCATATAAACCTATAACATCTGTATCATAGAACATCTTGAATAAGTATCCAGTACACAAAGACAATAATGGATCAAGAGATGCATCATTACCTTGCCATCTCAACACCTCAATGTCTTGACCAATAGTCAAAGCCATCTCATTCCAGTAGTATGCCATAAAAGATGCAACAGTGAAGTCACCATTAGATCCTTTTGTCATTTGCAAAGCTAAAAATGATTGCTCTAAATCAAACTGACAAAGCTCAGCCATTGCAGACAATGAACATACATCAATGTCAATAGCATCTAATTGGTCAGTACTTGGTGAGAAAGCACAGTTGTATGCTTGCAACACTTGACCAAATACTACATTAGCCAATTTAGTTTTTGACTTTACACCTGGTAAAGTTCTAAAGTTGTTAGGGATATCAGGGCTTGATAAATAAGCCTTTGAATAAAACTCCTCTGGGTTCGCAGCTAAAAGTGCGTTTGTTTCAATATCTAAATTGAATTTTAAATTACGGTTCATGTTATTTGGTTTTTGAAAATTTTACAAATTCTTTAAATTTCTCATGTGAAGTCAACTCCACACTCTCTGCTTCTGTTTCTGTCTCAACAGCAAGACTCTCCTCAAGTTGGTTCTTTAAGTCAGCAATCATTCTGATCACTGCATTCATGTGCTCCTCAAGCATTGGTGCTACGATAGCAAGGATAGCCTCTGTATCAACTGCTGGGTCAATAGCCATTGCAACCTCTGAGTCTGCTGCTGCATCCTCTTCCTCTGCTACAGGGTTCTCTGCTGCTACTTCAGCTTCCTCTTCTGCTACTGGATCAGCAGCCATTTCTGCTTCCATCTCTGTAGGCATTTCCTTGATCTCAATAATCTCTCCGTCTTTAACAACGTAGATCTTATCCTCAATCATGTGTTCTCCATCTGGTAACTTCATTGTATTTAATTTTAATTGTTCCGATAATTTCATGCCTAAGAATCCCTCAATAGAGTAACCTACTTGACCAGACTCAACCAGTGCATCATAGTATTCTCTGTCAGTTACTTGGCTTGTCAACATCAATGTGCCCTTAGGTACTTCAATGCCGTATGTTGTGAATGCTTTGTCAGTCTCTGGACTGTCTACTATCCATGCCTCAAGGATGTATGCAGGAACTTTCTCATCTTGATCGTGCTCAAGGTTAAAGATGTCCTTATTAGTTAGGTTCTTCATGAACTTGGCGTGTATCTGCTCAATCACTTCTGCAGTAAATTGAACATCATACTCTTCACCATCCTCATCTTGTCTATAGATGTTCATTGGTATCATGGCAGGTGCAACAATACGCATCTTAACTGAGTCACTGAATGTCATAGGAATAGCAGCATTGAATGCCATACCCTTAATTTTAATGGCAGGCTTGTTTGTGAAGGCTGTCATATCCCATCCAAGGTCTTCCCCATCAGAGTAAGCATCATCAATAGTAATCTTGTATACTGGTCTGTCCATGCCTATATTGTAAAAAGTATTATATTTGTTAAAAATTATATTTATGGTAACAATTTTAGGTAAAGAAGTACCCAACCAATTGAATGAGTTGACGGTGCAACAGTTCGAGGACATCACAACAATCCATGCAAATCAAGAGCTGGATTCTATTGAGAAACACATTGACGTGTTCACTTTGTTAGGAGTGCCAGAGGCAGATTGGGATGATGTATCTATTGAGGAGTTCAAAGAATGTGTTAAGCAGTTCAACAATCTTAGTGGTAAGCCAGAGCTACAGCCGTCCTTTGAGCACATGAACTACACTTACACCGCCTTTGAGGATACCTTCAAGCTATCTGTTAGGGATACAAAGCACATTGACAAGGTTATGCACTCAAGACATAAGGGATACATCTCAGAGATGCTGGCCATCCTGTTCAAACGTACTGACTTGACAAAGGCTGAGCACTATGCAGATGCACACATCAAGCTCAAAGCAAAGATTATCAGAGAGCTCAAGGCAGAGATTGCCGTTCCTTACTTAGTTGAGGTAGGTCAGAAGTTAGCTAAACAAATGCCTAAGGATGTACCTACCAAAGTCGTGGAGTGAGATAGATGTATTGCAGTTCAAAGAGATTAGAGAGCTGTATTCTATACAAGAGGTGTTCACCAGGGAGATAGAGATACTTTCTGCCCTGGCTGATATCCCATCTGATGACTTAGAAGACCTTGACATAAGTGAAGTCAGTGAGATGCTGGCTAAGATCACCTTCATAAACTCTGAGCCATCAAAGAACTATAAGCACGTGATAGGTGAGTATCACTATAAGCCATTGAACACTTTGACCGTTGGTGAGTTCATTGACCTTGAGCACTACTTCTCCAAAGACTATAATCAGCACGTTGGCCACATTGCATCTATCATCTATAGGAAGGTGATGACCAATGAGTGGGGAGAGACAGTGTTTGAGCCGTATGAGTTTAAACCAAGTCTAAGATGCAGTATCTTTGATGAGGTGTGTATCAATGATATCTATGGTATCCTGCCTGAGTATCTTGCCTACAGAGAATCATTCATGACTACGTATGCTAATCTGTTCACAGATGAGGATGGAAGTGAGGAGGATGAGGATGAGGTGCCAGTTACATCTGATGAGGCAAAGGCAGTAGCTCTAAAAAAAAGCGAGAAGAAATGGGGCTGGGAAAGATTAATCTACAGCCTATGCAATGAGGACTTGACTAAGTTCAATGAGGTGACTAACCTATCGCTAATCATGACCTTTAATATGTTAGGTATGAAGAAGGAACTAAACGTCTAATGCAACGCCTGGTTGAAAGCCAGCAGGTGGGTCTATAGCCTCAAAGGTATAAGTGATTCTTTGGTTTTTTTCAAGTACTTCTGCTACTTGTAGGATAGGAAATCTTTTTGTTAACCACTCAGTGTACTGTGAGTATATTTCAGCTGTGATGCCTGCTGCATTCAGCTCATCTGTGAACTGTGCAACGTAGTCACGTGGTGTAATTATACCATTGTTCCATAAGTATGCACCGTTGTTAAGAAATATGAAGTAGTACATAGCAATGATTTGTATCTCAAGTTTCTCAAAGCCTGTAATCTTAGCATTGATTCTGATAGACTCAACCAATGTGCCTTCACCATCAACAACATCATTCCTTATAATACGTTTCAATATCGTAGCCATCCTTCTCCTTGTAGGATAAAGGACATTAAACTCTCCAGTGTTAGCGTATCTTGCCATTATTCAAAAGGTGGGGGTGTTGGTTTTGGTTCGTATGGTATCAAGTCAAGGTCTTTTACCCAAAGATAATCAGGGTTAACACACTGCTCCATCTCCTCTACTGAAATAATCCAATTATCATTGATATCTTGTATAGGGTTAAAGTAAGAATCTGGTGCATATAATTGTCCTACTATCTCATTCTTTTGTAGCTCAGTTAGTAAACCTACATAGGTCAACTTTTCTTCTGCTGTTAGTTGTGTTAGTTTCATACTTGACGTGATAATGTAGTTTG